GAAGACGTTCTCAGTCATCAGCAAGTCCTCTGACATGTCTATGTATGCCAAGCAATGCCCTGCTACTGTGGAGCATAGTGAAGCCCAGTGTGCTACTTGTAAGCTTTGCAATGGTGCTAGGGATCACATTTGGGTCCATGCTCATGGTCCTTCTGCCAACCTAATCACAGCCAACTAATGACACCCAAACAAGCCCGAGATGTTCTCCGTTCTTCTAACTTGACAGGCGAGAGTCTCCTTGCTTTACTTGATCAAGTCGTCCCCATTGTTGTCTCCTCCCATGCTCAACCGACTGCAACGCAAGCTAGCCAAACTAGCACTGAATCAACTGGATGGAATAGTCTTCCAACATGTCAAGAACCATCCGGGGCAGCGATGCTTTGAGATTGACAGGGCTACGCTTAGGTCTCATCATCAATGGGGCACTAAGCACATCTTGCATAGGCTCGAAAGTCAGCAGCGAATCTATTGTGTAAAACACGAGGTTGCTGGTATACTACAAGAGCCAGGCAAGACTGATCAGGTAGTCTGGAAGAAAGTCTTCCCACGCTATTACACCTACTTAGATCCAACGACTAAGCAGGCACTGTAACGGAACACAGGCTCCAGGGATTGGTCACCCTTGGAGCTTTTTTTTGTCTTGACCCGGTTCACCATCACAAGCCCTGCGAGTACATGAAGTATTACGACAACAACTGGAAAGAGTACCACGATGCCCCCGATAGTTTCTTCAAACCACACACCTACGAGGAGGTTATGGAATGGAAGGTAGCTGGCTGGGAGTTCCCAAGCAGCGTGTGTTGTGTCATTCGTGAACGAAATGTTAAGACTGGCAAGATCAAAGAGCATGTCTATCGACGAGAGCACGCAGCGCATGCTAAGCTAGAGAAGCTCCTGTTCAAACCGGACACGGAGTTTACCGTTGCTGATCATGACAACATCTATCATTTCCATGACGGAGTTATTGGAGAGTTCTTGGGAGACCAAGACCTATTCGATTGACGACGTACATTTCGACCAAGACGACTACGAATACCTGCAGGATGCCTACACCGAGCGAAATCGACAAGCAAGTCAAGTTCGAGAGGGAAGCGATCCGACATGGTTTGGAGAAGCTTCACAAGAACATCAAGGACTTGGAGAAGAAGAGCTATGCATCAGCGAGTGTCTATGGATGTTCGAGCATCAATGCACTGCTGCCTGAGTTAATCGATAAGATTAATTCAACCAAGGATAGGATACATCGTGGCACCAATGGTGTCATGTTTAGAGAGATCAAAGAGTATCTCGATCCTATCGATACGAGAGCTGCTGCTGCCATTGCATTAAAGCTTACATTTGATAAAGTATTTAGTGTCCAAGATGATGCTAATTTACTTGTCAATGTATCTGATGCAATTGGTACTGCTGTTGAGCAAGAAGCACAGATGCAGTACTATGAGCGTGAGTACCCTGGTTTGCTTGAAACAATCAAGCGTAACTATTGGCACAACACAACAGGTACGCAGCAGAAGTTTGTCATCATTAGAACAATGATGCACAGAGCTGATGATGTTTTAAATTGGAAGCCATGGCAACGACCCATCAGGGTTAAGCTTGGTGGTTGGTTACTTGATTCTATTTGTGAGACAAGTGGTTGGTTTATGCCACACTGGTCTTATGAAGGGAAGAGAAAGAAACAGGTGCTCATCCCAACACCTGAGTTTGCTGCCATCAAGGACCAGGTCATAGCCCAGGCTGAGCTGTTCAGTCCCATTGCCTACCCAATGCTCATCGAGCCCAACAACTGGACGAATGAGAGGGCAGGTGGGTACCTCCTCAATGAGGTGATGCGGGGCAACGACATGGTCCGACGAGGTGTGGGATGTATACAGGGGGAGATACCCATTGACTTCCTGAACAAGATCCAACAGGTAGCGTTCAAGCTGAATCCATTCATTGTGGAGGTAGCTGATTACTTGTTGGAGAAGGGGATTCAAGTGGGTAAGTTCGTACCTGTAGTTGAAGTACCAAAGCCTCCCAAACCTGTAGATATTGCGACCAACAAGGACTCGCGCAAAGACTACAGAAGGAGGGTAGCGGAGGTAATGAATACCAATGCTGGGTCATTTAAGAGATCGTGTAGAACTCGGATGACCATGCAAGCAGTGGATTTATTCAGGAATGAGAAACAGTTCTTCATACCGTGGTCATTTGACTATCGTGGAAGAGCTTATCCAATACCTGCATTCTTGACTCCACAAGACACAGACTTTGGTAAGAGTTTGTTAAGGTTTGCAACAGAGTCATTCATGACACCTGAAGCAGAGGATTGGTTGTCTTTCCAAGTAGCTACTACTTATGGATTAGATAAAGCAACCATTCAAGAACGACTTGAGTGGGTCAATCACCATCACGAATTGATCGTGCGTGTTGCTACTGATCCAATTGGTTGTCTTTCTGAATGGGAAGCAGCCGATGAACCTTGGCAATTCCTATCAGCATGTGATGAGTACTATCATTGTGTCATTAATTGTGATCGTCAGTTTACTGGACTGATGGTTGCTACAGATGCTACATGTAGTGGTCTACAAATACTTGCTGGTCTTGCTAAAGACAAGTCAACTGCATCCCTTGTCAATGTCACACCAAGTGATGAACCACAAGATGCATACAAGGTTGTCGCTAAAGCAGCAGAACCTAACTGTCCTGAGAGTGTTAGACCTTACATGGACAGGAAAACCGTTAAACGAGTAGTTATGACGGTACCTTACAATGCAAAACCATTCTCAAATAGAGGTTACATTCGTGATGCTCTAAAAGAGAAAGGTGTCGAGGTCTCTAAAGAAGATCTAACAGCGACTGTTGATGCAGTAAGGAAAGCAATGCATCAGGTTGTCCCTGGTCCCATGGCTGTGATGTCATGGATTGAGAAGGAAGTTGGTAGAGCTATCAGAGCTGGTAAGACAGAAATCAAATGGGTCACACCATCTGGATTTGTTGTCACTCAAAAGCTGATGAAAAAGCTCTATGAACGTGTCACCTTGCAGTTGATGGGTAGAGTAGACATTCGTGTCGCTACTGAGGATGGAGACAAGGTAGATCTATTGCATCATAAGAATGCAACAGCTCCTAATCTTATACATTCTTTGGATGCGTCATTGTTGCATCTATCTGCCCTACGTTTTGATGCACCTATTGCATTGATTCATGACAGTGTGTTGTGTCGAGCTACTGACATGTCATCATTGTCAAGCATTGTCAGGGAAACATACATGCATCTTTTTGCAGAGCATGATTTCCTGCTAGACTTTGCAAACCAGATCGAAGCCGAGACGGAGCCACCCATCATTGGTGACCTGCGTCCCGAAAACGTTCTGGCATCCACCTATTTCTTTTGCTAATGGCAAACAAAACTATCGTCACCCAAGAACCCTGCCGTATGGAGGGTTACCAGGCTGTCTTCCAGCCATCCAAATTTGGTAAGTGTGGTCTTGCCTGCATCATCACCCAGACTGAGGTCGATCAGCTCGAAGAGCAACGCTCTGACCTGCTGAAGTGGTGTCTCTCGAAGGTCAAGAACGCACGCCGCAGTACCCTCAAGCCTGAGCCTTGGGAAGAGGTGTCTGAAGGGCAGTACCAAGTCAAGTTCAAGTGGGATCCAGGTTCTCCTGTACCCATCGTGGACAGTGAGGGCACACCCATCACAGAAGAGATCCCTCTGTACTCTGGAAGCCTCGTGAAGGTGGCTTTCCGTCAAGCTCCATACACTCTCCCCGATGACAGCTACGGCACGTCTCTGAAGCTCCAGGCGATCCAAGTGATCAAGGCTTCTGGATCTGCTGGTGTTGACAGTGGAGACATGGATGCAACAGAGGCAGCCGCAATGTTCGGCACAAGCAAGGGCTACAAAGTTGCTGAGCCCAACGTCACACCCACCACCACCGAAGAGGACAACGATTTCTAATGGTTGAAGCAAACATCTCCGTTGACGACATGCTCGGTCTTTACCGATGCGATATGACCGTCACACTCCCACCCATCAGTGTCACCAAGTGGAAGAAATCTCGTGATGACTTTCGCTATGAGATGCAACGAGCTGTCAACGAAATTGTTGATGAGCTTATTGAGAAAGCTCTGGAGGACTGATGAGATTCCGCTCAGGACTGGAGAAGCAAGTTGCTGAACTCCTCAAAGAACTGAGCGTTAAGTTTGAGTACGAGTCAACCAAAGTTCCGTACGAGTTGCAATGCAATTACACACCGGACTTTCTCCTCCCAAACGGTGTTTATCTTGAGACCAAGGGGCAGTTCACCTCTGAAGACAGGCGTAAGATGCTTGCTGTTAAGAAGCAGCATCCTGAGCTTGACATTCGGATGGTGTTTCAAGCCCCTTACAACAAGATCAGCAAACGCTCCAAGACCACCTATGCCCAATGGTGTGAAAAGAATGACATCCAATGGGCTGCCTACCACTCCATCCCTCTTGAATGGCTCACGTAACTTCACCTCCCCATGGTTCTCGCGAGTACTACATGGATTGCTTCATGGATGTACTTGGTGACGAGTCCGATCAAGATATTGACAATGTCGTCGATGGCTTTATGATGGCTCTCGAAGACCTGTGTGCTTACCACCGCAACCAGTCTGATGCATACCGAGCAATCCACCTGCGAATTCGTCAGGCACTTGGCATGTGAAGTGTGTGGATCATCTGATGCAAACTCTCTGTATACAGATGGGCATACATTCTGTTTTGCATGTCAAACCTGGCGACCAGGAGAAGGTTCATTTGATCACCATCACGCCGTGTCTACCACCTCAATTAAAGGGCAAGCCGTCAGGCTCACCAACCGCAAGCTTGAACAGAAGACTTGTGAAAAGTACAAGATCTACAAGGACGGAGACGTTCTTCGGTTCCATTACTTCTCCAATGATGGGAAGTTAATTGGAGCCAAGGTCCGTACAAAGAGCAAGCTGTTCACTTACGAGGGAGAAACTGATGGCACATTCTTTGGTCAACATCTCTTCCCATCAAGCGGTAGGAGAGTTGTCATTACTGAAGGAGAACTCGATGCTGCAAGCTGCCAGGAAGCCATGCCTGGGTGGCCTATGGTGTCGCTTCCTAGTGGAGCAGCCAGCGCC